AGTAAACAACCAGACTTAAAAATTATTCAAGCTACACACAACGCGGAGCTCGCTGTCCGTTTCGGTAGAAAAGCAAAAACACTCATGGACTCTGAAGAATACAAAGAAATATTTAACACAAGACTCAGAGAAGATTCCAAAGCAGCAGGTAAATGGGAAACGGACCAGGGCGGCGAATATTATGCAGCCGGTGTCGGCGGATCGATAACTGGTCGTGGTGCGGATCTATTAATAATTGACGATCCACACTCGGAGCAAGATGCGATGAACATGCAGTCGTTTGACAGAGTTTACGAGTGGTATACTAGTGGACCGCGGCAAAGGCTTCAACCAGGTGGTCGTATTATTCTTGTTATGACACGATGGAACGTGGCTGACCTGACCGGTAAACTACAAAAAGCACAAAAAGAACCAAAGGCAGATCAATGGGAAGTTATAGAGTTTCCTGCAATCATGCCATCAGGTGAACCAGTGTGGCCAGAGTATTGGAAGTTAGAAGAACTAGAATCAGTCAAAGCATCTGTATCCATAGGTAAATGGAACGCACAGTATCAACAAAACCCAACAGCAGAAGAGGGCAGTATTATAAAACGTGAGTGGTGGAAACAGTGGCCGAAAGATTCACTACCACCTCTTGCACATGTCATACAATCCTATGATACGGCGTTCATGAAGAAAGAAACGTCAGACTACAGCGCCATTACAACCTGGGGCATATTCTATCCAAACGAAGAGGGTGAGGCTAATATTATACTTCTTGACGTTGTAAAAGACCGTTTCGAGTTCCCCGAGCTACGACGCGTTGCCAAAGAACAATACGACTATTGGTCACCAGAAACCGTTATAGTCGAGGCCAAAGCATCGGGGCTCCCGCTTACTTACGAACTTAGGCAAATGGGCATACCGGTTATTAACTTTACACCTAGCCGTGGAAATGATAAACATACTAGAGTAAACGCTGTTGCGCCAATATTCGAGGCGGGCATGGTCTGGTATCCAGATCGTAAGTTTGCTGAAGAGGTTATTGAGGAATGCGCTGCATTCCCACTAGGTGAACACGATGACTTAGTGGATAGCATGACTCAAGCCGTAATGAGATTTAGACAAGGTGGTTTTGTGGAACATCCAGAAGACTATGATGATGAGCCTGTATCCCACCAGCAAAGGACATATTATTAATGAAGTCATTAATTGAATTTATCACAAACCTTTTTGCAAGAACTCGAGGTATGGGAAATAAAATACCTCCAACGAAACAAAACGACATTATAAAAATGTTGGAAGACTCTCTTGACAAAGTCACAGCAGGAACAGCAAAAATAGATGAACAGATAGCAGAGTTAAAAGCTATCGAAAAACAACTTGACGATGCAGATCAAATAATGTCGCCACTCGACGATCTAATAGGTGACCTTTCTAGAAAAACAGGGGCAACTCCAGAAGAAACAAAAAGAGTTCTAATCGACAAATATAACGAAGGATATTTACCAGGCGATCCAAAAAGAATGCTACCTGAAGATGATGACCGTTTGAGAGCATTTATTGAATCTCAAAAACTAATGGGCAACGAACAAGACCTGATGATTGATATTCTAGAAAATGCAGAGCTACCACCTGATCAAATGGCAGGTATAAGATCTATTGTGCAAGATGACATAGATGTTCCGCCTATGCCTGATGAAACTAAAAGGATAATACAATCACTCACAGATGATGACCCTTTGCCTTTTGGTAAGTCGGGTGAGGCTGAAGAGTTTATAAAAGGTTTAGAAGAGGATGCTCTACCGTTTGGTAGATCAGGTGAAGCTGATGAATACATCCAGAGTTTACAATCTCAAATTGATGACCTTGGAAAAGCAGAGGGCCAGATTGATAGTCTTATAAAAGCGAATGCACAAAGAAAAGCAGACTTAGCAAGAGCTGAAGAGTTAATGATGGACATGGAAAACTTTGGCAAAAGTTTTGATGAGATTATGAAAATGGTGCAGGATGAAAAAGTTATACCTTTTATAAAGTTTCAACCAAATCCTAAACCAAAGAAAGCAGAGGGTGGAATAATTAGTCGTGTCGGTTTGCAAGGTGGTGGTCTACTTAAAAATCCATCTATTCAGGATTACATGAGACTAGCAGGTTTTAAAGATTTTGTATCTCCCGCTATGCCAACCGGTGGATTTGACACTAAAGGGTCAAGGTTAGCTCCTGCTCAAATCGAAGAGAATATTAAAAAACAAAATTTTATTCGTGATAATCTTCCGGACACGATTATTGAAGATTTTAAAACATCTGGTTTTAGGCCCATGGGAGGAGATAGGGCTATTACTAATCACCCTATTTTAGGCAGAACTAACTATGCAACAAGTGCAGCTTTTAACCGATACATTGACAGTTTATATGAAGACAGTAAATTAAATAATCGTATCGGTCTACGAGATGGTGGCGGACCAAAGATCAGTCGTCGTGGATTTTTAGGAATGTTGGGAGCTGGTATTGGTAGTTTGTTTATGCCAAGAGGTGCTAAACAGATAGCGGAGTCAGTTGCACCAGCAGCAAGAATAATTAAACCAGCACCGGGGATGCCGGATTGGTTTCCATTCTTAGTAGATAAAATTAGAAGGAAAGGTAAAATTGTAAGAGAGCCTGACTATAAAGATTTTACATCAGGTGGGGATACTACTATTAGATATAAACTAAAAGATGATAGTTTGTCAGGTGGTGAAATATTCTTAGAAGAAGATTTACAGTCAGGAGCGATCGGTATATTTGGTCGTGGAGATGAAGGACAACAAGTTGCAATGGATTATTACCCTGGTGCTAGAACAGCGACTAAAAAAGGTATTAAAGAAGATCCAGCTACATTTGAGGCAGGTGAGTTTTACAAAGGTGAAATACAAGATTTTGAAAATATAGGTGTGCCATCAGATGATTTAAGAGGTCCTTTAGCGACATGGGAAAATTTATCTGACATTGGTTTATCACCAAAAGAAAAAATACAACGCATGATGAAAAATTTTCAAGATGAATTTAAAAATCCAAACGTTGACCCAGATGACGATTTAATGAAAATGTCACAAGGTGGTGGCGTTGGATCACTATTTAAACAGAGGCAAGCATAATGGCTATAGATAAAAATTTACCAAACGACCCAGATCACGACAGAGTCAAATTAGATATAGAGCCCAATGAAAGAGAAGTTGAGCTAAAAGAAGAAGAGACAACAAAAGGTCCAATAGAAATAAACCCAACTGAAGACGGTGGTGTTGAAGTAGATTTTGACCCAGATGCCATTATTGGTGAAGGTGGACAAAACCACGAAGCAAATCTAGCAGAGTATATAGATGATAATATTTTAGGTGAAGTTAGTTCTGAACTCTTATCAGACTTTGAATCGTACAAAGCATCTCGTGATGATTGGGAACAAGCTTACATTAAAGGATTAGATCTATTAGGATTTAAATATGAAAATAGAACAGAACCTTTTCAAGGCGCGTCTGGTGCAACACACCCAGTGTTAGCAGAGGCTGTCACACAGTTTCAAGCGTCAGCGTACAAAGAACTATTACCAGCAGGTGGACCAGTTAGAACACAGATTGTAGGACTAACAGATGAAATGAAAGAGGCACAAGCAGAGCGTGTCAAAGAATTTATGAATTATCAGATCATGGTTGAGATGAGAGAGTACGAACCAGAATTTGATCAAATGTTATTTGACTTACCACTCGCAGGGTCAACATTTAAAAAAGTTTACTACGATCAAACACTGATGCGTTGTGTATCCAAGTTTGTACCTGCAGAAGATTTGGTGGTGCCATACAGCGCAACGTCACTAGAAGATGCAGACTCCATCATGCACATAATAAAAATGTCATCCAATGATTTACGTAAACAACAAGTCAGTGAGTTTTACAGAGACATCGATATAGGTGAATCGTCTTACGAAGCAGACGACGTTGAAGATAAAAAAGCCGAGCTCGACGGTGCAAGTGTCAATAACAGAGACGAAGTGCACACGATAATCGAGTGTCATGTAGATTTAGACTTACATGGTTTTGAAGACAAAGACGAAGAGGGCGAACTAACAGGTATAAAACTTCCATACATCGTGACAATTATGGAGGGATCGGGTGACATTTTAGCTATTAGAAGAAACTACAACCCACAAGACCCAACGAGAAAAAGAAAAAATTATTTCGTGCATTTTAAATTTTTACCAGGACTAGGCTTTTATGGATTCGGCCTAATACACATGATCGGTGGTTTATCTAGAACTGCCACAACTGCATTAAGACAACTTCTTGATGCGGGCACCTTGGCTAATCTCCCTGCCGGATTCAAACAAAGAGGCATCAGAGTTCGTGACGAAGCTCAACCGTTGCAGCCGGGCGAGTTTCGTGATGTTGATGCACCTGGTGGAGATTTAAATGCAGCGTTTATGATGTTGCCTTTCAAAGGGCCAAACGCAACACTGCTACAACTTATGGGCACAGTGGTTCAAGCAGGACAAAGATTTGCAAGTATCGCTGACATGCAAGTCGGTGACGGCAACCAAAGCGCAGCGGTCGGCACGACTGTTGCATTATTGGAGCGTGGATCGCGGGTTATGTCTGCGATACACAAAAGATGTTACTCAGCGATGAGGTCAGAGTTTATGTTAATGGCTGAAGCGTTTGCAACATACTTACCACCGGTCTATCCATACAATGTAATCGGTGGACAAAGACAAATTAAACAAATGGATTTTAGTCCAGAGATAGATGTTGTACCAGTTGCTGATCCAAACATCTTTTCACAGACACAACGTATCGCGATGGCACAAAC